CTTGAAAGAGCCTTTGAAGACTATATCAAAGTCATTCCTGATGCTGTAGCTAAGACAAAACAGCAACCATGGTGCACAAATAGACCGCTAACGTATGACGAGATCATTACTGGTATTGACGAACATCCCTACTGTCACTCGATAAAAGTTGACAAGAGCGCAGGCTATCCGTTCGGTGTGACAAAGAAACGTGTCATGACATACAATGATGCGATCGAACGGCATGAATTCCTACCAGAAGTGCAACAGATGATTCTTGACACTGAAACTCAGATATTGGCAGGTGGCCAATCTGGTATTCCGTTCAATGCTACACTAAAAAGTGAATCTCGATTGCTAGAGAAATGCGACAAGGCTCGAGTGTTCTTTGCTGACAGCGTTGTGCGCTACATTTTGGTCCAAAAATGGTTGGGCCCAGCAATGTTTGTCATCAATCAACACCCAGAAAAGTTCGAGACTTCCATCGGCCTGGATAGGCTTTCTTCCCGTTGGCAAGAGCACATGCAAAAATTGCTTGACAACCCCGATAGGTGTATGGCAACCGACTTTTCGACATACGACCATTCACAGCACCTTTCGGTGCGTGCTGCGGTTGTGTCTGTGTTTGTGAAGATTTGTGAACATCTTGGTTATTCAAAGCAAGAGCAAGAGTGTGTCCGCTATGTGGCGAACGAGTTCCTTTTTCCCATCCTTAACTTTGGTGGCTACGTCGCACAAGGTGAGACGATACAACCTTCAGGCACCAACCTGACGGCACATACCAATGGGATTGCTGGAGCCTTGCTGATGAGGGCTAGTTTTTTCAAGCACCTTGGCAATGACCTTGACTTCAGGGAGCACGTCCATGTACGTGATCTAGGAGATGATGTTATTTCCGCGCTCGAGGAAAGTGTGGATTTAGACGTGTGGAACACAATCGTGTACGCTCAAGACTGTGATGAGTGGGGGCTCGTTGCTACTCCACCACAAAAAGACTCCAAATTACAACCCTTTGCAAATGTGTATGAAGAAGCATACTTGAAGTCGAAGTTCTGGTACAGTGATGATCTAAAATGCACTATTGGTCTCCTAGATCCAATCTCGATATTCAAGCCCCTTGAGTGGTTTGAGCGCTCGAAAGAAGCTAGTTTTGAGGAACAGCATCTTGACACGCTCCGAGCTATCGTAAGGGAGTGTTTCTTCTATGGAAGAGAGGCGCATGATTGGGCAATTTGTGCTGTTCGCGCATACGCGCGGGAAATATCACTTCCACTTGGGGGCGCATTCGTTGATCTCACTTATGATGAGAAAGTTTCTCAATTCCTGGAAGGTCCCAATTACCGTGCGCAAAATCGTCCTCCTAACTCACCTATTGAACATCCGTATCCAAAATTTTGGTGTGAAGTCTTGCGTAGCGAGGCCGACATTTCTGAAGGACTAACTGAGTTCAAGACCGAGACTGAGGCACAAGCACCACAACCCCCGCCTACTATGTTACCAATGATCGTTTCTGATGCAGATGCGCAGTTCGCACAGTTCTTTGAGCGTCCTGTAAAGGTAGGAACATTCAAGCTTGCACTTGACGCCGAACTAATCCAACGCTTTGATCCGTTTGAAGCCGTTTTCTCTGATCCGAACATTATGGAGAAGCTACAGACGTGGGCAGTTGGTAAAGCATCTGTGGAAATCACATTTGTCGCGAGCAAAACAACTGGTCACGCTTGCCTATTACAGATCTCGACTATTCCCTTGCCAGGCCAAAACCTTTTCTACACTGACACCGATGTATCACCATCCATCAGATTGCTCAATGCGTCCCAAAGAGACTGCTTGTACTGGGATCTTAGCACTGATGGCGGAGCAAAGTTTGTGTGTAATTACATGTGGCAATACTCCGGTTCGTGGCTCTTTGCGCAAGAATTTTCAGAGATGCATAGTCTCTCTGTTGAGGTAGTAGGATCGCTTTTGCATGTGAGCAACAACGATCAGCCGGTCATAGTCACCGTCTACGCAAGACTGACTGACTTTACCTTTTCAGGTTCCACCGCCGTTCGAAATGAAGCTGAAAGTTACTCATCTGTGTTGTCCTCGCTTGCAGACGTGGCTAGCCTCTCCTCCAAGTACTTGAGTTTCGCTCCAGGCCTAGCCATGGCTACCGATTTTGCCTCAATGGCTCTAGAGGGAGCTTCTGGAGTTGCTCGTCTTTTTGGGCACTCACGCCCCGTTGAGGAGGGTAACTATGAGTCTGTCTACACTTCACCACCTCTAGCAACTATGAACTCGAACCTCAATGGGCGTATGTTGGCTCTAGACCGCTCTCAAGGTCTTTCGATGTCTGGAGCGATTTCAGGAAGTACGGCACCAGATGAGATGCTTTTTGCGTTTCTTCTTGGTAAGAAGAACCTAGTAGGTGTATTTCGGTGGGACTCCACTCAACCACAGGGTAAGCGTTTGTTCAACCTAAACAATACGTGTTGTGCAGGTGTTTACGGATATGGAATGAACCAAGTTGCTGCTACCACGCAAGCAATAGTGACCGCAAATTTCACCGCTGCACATTGGACCAATCACTACCGCATAACTATTGTCACACCAAAAGACAACGGAGGCACTCTACAGCTCGTGTATGAACCAACAGGACACGTGCGTAACTATTCGACCATGACGAACAGATCAGTAGTGTTTGACATCGCAGAAGAACGCTCACTTGAATTTTCTTGTGAATGGCAGCAACCTTCTACTTTGCGACAAGTTCATCCCGGATACTTCCTCGATCCGTTTGGCGAGTACCTCGAGGACAACATGAATGGTGCCTTCTCCTTGTTCGTTGAGAATCCTTTGTCACCTTTCAGTGATGTTACTCAAGCGGCTTGGATCGTCGTTGAGTCTTGGATGGAGCCTAACCTGGTGCTGGGAAACTACGCACCCATGGACTTGACTTCCTATGCACTTGTAGGTGAACCCGCAACATCAGTGCAAACCCGATCACTTTTGCCTGTGCAGAAAGACACACCTTACAACGTCGTCAGGCGTGGTACTGGTTTCTTTCAGCCGAAAAGGATAACCGTCGCTTCTTCACCACATGTTCCACCAACCAGCGCCCCCGTCTTGCGTTCTATTCCTCCAAGCTCCCGTCCTGCTACCGGAGCACCAACAAGATTGACGGGAGACACAAGCGCACCGACACAGTTGCCCGTGTACACTGGAACAAGTGCTCCCAGTGGGCCGACTCGTCCACCAACAAATTCGCCAAGCACTGCGCCCACCTATGTGCCATGTAGCGCTCACTTGATAAGTGTGCCCTTGAAGCTCGTTTCGTCTTCTGCCACCGGATCTGGTACTTTGGTGCCGCCGTATTACTCGGGGTCCGATGTGAAAGTTCCAACAGGCGTTTCACCCATAGGTATCCCGTATTTCAGTGACGGCTCAGGAGCTGTCAGTCTTACGGTGACTAATGCGAACGGTGTCACGTTAACGGATGGATCTCAAGTGGTTTCGGTGGTCACTGATGCTGCGTTTGTTGTGAATTTCACGTATTCTGGAGCGGCAGGATACCATCAAACACATATCGTGATCACTGGTGGTGACTTCCAAGTCACAGCCCTACAAGCTACGTGCGCTGCCGGGTATTCTTGGACAGAATTTGGCCCAACGAGTTGGGAAGAGAGCACTCCGCTTCCAGATTCTACCACTGTTCCTACGATTTCTTTGCCTCATAGCAGGGAGTTTGGAGTTCCCGGTTTCCCCTCAAGTGATCTCTTTTGTTACCCAAATACCACTTCACGTTCCACTGGTGGTGTGCCACTAGTAATTTTTGGTGGTTCCGGGAGCGTGAGACTGTCGGGAGTGTTGTGGTGCGCCACTACCTACCCTGGTCTCATATCAAGACTCATTGATCCAAACTCCCTGTTGGAGATCAGCTCCGGCTATGACACGCCTGTTATGGAGTTTCACTCTGTGCTAATGCCCATCCCTGCTACTTCGGAAACCACGTTTGGATCGCCCTTCATAGGCAGGGAACTCATTGCTCCGATACACTTCGGTGAACAAGTCATGAGTATTCGTAGTCTGTGGAAGGTGTTCAAGCAGCAACAGTATTTGGTACTCGATCCATCAACACTGGCAAGTAACCTTGTCGGTCTCAGTTCCAGAGGTGGTGTTCTTGAGGGCGCCATCCAAAATACTTTGTACGGGTTTCGTACACCAAATGCGAACAACCTTAACCTATTGACACTTGACTCAATGATCTTTTTGAGTTACTCCAGTGTCAGAGGAGGTATGGTTTCACACTACACTGTCGAGTTTGGAGATGGGCTTTTGAAGTTTGTGCGTCCACACGAGGACCTAGGTACAGACCTGCTCAACACCAGAAGAGGGTTTGAGCAAATGCATACTGCGGTTCAAAGATCAATAGTCATCAACTGGCCATGCTATATGGAACAAAGGTTTTTAGTTCCAAGGTCAGTAGGTTATACTAACGAACTTGGGCCTGGGCTGTACAAGCAGGTGATAATGTCAGTCGCCAACAATGGTCCCGCTATGATTGTGCGGGAAGATGTGGCAATTGGCGAGGACTTTTCTTTGTCCTACTTCATAGGCACGCCTGCACTAACCTGGGTTTCGAATCGGGGATATTCGATAGCACCTCCACATTTTCAGCAGAATAGTCAGCTGATGGGCGCAGGAACTTTTGCGCCCTCTACCGCTCCTGCAACCCCCGTCCCTACTAATACAGTGGCACCCAACAATACCTTCGTCCCGACCGTGACGCAGACCTTTGCTCCCACTACTCAAAATCAATCAGCCCTATACAACGGTCCAGCCCTAGCGCCTTCAAGGCGCCTCGAGAAGAAAGAGAAGGGCTTTCTCAACTCCTTACTTGGAGTTTGAGAGCAGTTACAAATAGTCATTAACTCTGTGCTGGCAGAGCCTTAACTGGATTGGCGTTAGCGTTATTTAACGCAGGCGCCGTCCGGCGCACTATTTTTTAACCCGGAACCAACCGGGGGAGTTTTTCATGTATCCTGCATATTTAAATAACGTCTTGGTTAACTACAAGTTTATAAAATTTCCA